GATTAAGAATGATTCCCCGAAAATGGTTACTTTGTATAGTTTGCTCATGGATTTTTCTTTTTAAGTATTTCAACACATTCCTTTATCCCATCATCGAAACCCTGTTTATAGCCTTTAGTATATTCCCCTATAGTATATACCGCCATTGACAGAAAAAATAGAAGGATACCTACAGGCTTATACCAACCGGGCAACGAGATGGAAAACGGCTTAAATGTAATTGTGAGATCTCCAACCCATAATAGGGCGATAATACATATGATTGTAAATATAATTGTTTTCATAATCAATATCTTTTTCCGTTCAACTTAGGTCTTAATTCGTTATATCTTTGTTTCTGCTCAATATGCCATAGCAAATCTATGCCAAGATGTTTGGCTAGTGCAAAGATTGAAAATATCATCTCATTTACAATCGTAGAAAGATACTGGTAATCTACAATTGGTTTGGTAAATATGGAATATATCGCTTCCGTGAAACTCAATTTGCTGTACATACAGGCAATATCATCCATATATTCGGAGTTAATATCATTACTAGCAGATTCAAGGCTTATTCCTCGAAATCCTGCAAGGTCAAGCAGGCGTATAACCGCATCACTTAGTTCGTCTGGAAGTGTGTCTTTTACATTTTTTTCAAAGGAACACTTAAATCGCTTTTCTTCTTCCACTAATGCAGGATAGCGATTATAGTCCATTTCAAAACGTGATTTACATTTCTTTCCTAATCTTCCCTTTCTTTCCGCTTCCACAGCTTCCATAAGCTCGGAAATGACAAGACAAAGGCAGTGTTCTTCACTAAGTCTTTTATCGTGGAAACCATGCTCACAAGCTGTCTTATAAGCTATATTCCGTAGTTCGTTCAAATTAATATTTTCCATAATCATATAAGTTTTAATGCTTCCTGTAATCCTGCTTCAAGTGCTTCCTCGTAGGTATTATAACGGATAATAGGCCTGTCAGACAATCCTATCAAGTCATGTCTCGGAATTGTCAGTATATCATACGTCCAATAATTTCCATACATATAGGATATTTCGATATGCAGGTTCTTAGTTTCACGAAGCCACTTTTGGGCAACATACAACACTGGACACAAAAATTCAACTGGTTCGTTATCTATTTCCGTACAACATGACATACTTTGCGGAATGTCGTATCTTCTAATAATATTATCGCAACTTATTGTGTGTTCACACTTCCAATTAAACCCTTTCTCTTTCAGCATCTTTGCTGTTTCCAATGTTACAAGTTCTTCGGTCATGGTTGGTTCTCCTTTCCTTTAAAGTGTTCAATCAGTTCGTTTACGGTAGCCTTGTGATAACGTCCTGAAATAATGGTTGCATAATTCCAATTTTCATCCCAAAAGAACATAATGCCTTTTGGCTCTATGAAATAATGATCGTTACCAATAGAATCGCCATAAGAAACGCTAAGAATGGAATCTGTTATAAACCACTGCATGTAGTTACTATCATCCCTCAATGCAGCGATAGCCAGGAATAGTTCCTCGTTCATTCCGCAATCAATACGTCCTTTCTTAGTGACAGTATCTACATTATATATCACTCCATATAAATTACCATAAGACGTTATAATAGCTTTCCCTTCTTCGATACTTTTATGACTTCCCTTTCCGTCATAATTATGTTCATCTAATGTTGTATTACCAGAATTAAGTATGTTATACCCCAATTCTTCCAGTCCTCTCCGAAGTTCCTGTGTATTTTTGCGTATAAAACACGGTGTTGTAAATCCCATAGTTATTCCTCCTTTCCAACTTTAACATATCCGTTTTCGATGCACCAGCACAGCATTTCATAGGCTGCATCAATGAGTTCTTTACTCTCTGTAATCTTTATAATAGATCTAGAATAATATTCCATATACAAGCATGTATAGCTATCTGCAAGTTTTTGGATGGTCAGCACTTCTTTGCCAATAAAACAAGGCAGCTTATCGAGAATGTCCTGTAAGGTGTAAGTTTTACGAGAATGGTCGTAATTCGTATCGGCATCCAGAGAGGTTACAACCATGTTGTCTGAATCTGATTGATTCCACTCAAAACACATGCTTCCATCGCTTGTATCCAGCCCAAGCTCCTTCAAATACAGTATCTGTTCGATTGATAATACCTGTTTCATTTCTTTTCCTCCTCTGTTTTAATCTCTGTTATTTTGCCACGACTGACAAAACACTGACCTATTCCCAAATCGAGGAAGGCACAATAGTTATCATCTAAAAGATTAGAGCATTCCTGGCATAAGGAACATTCATTACAAAATCCTTCTGATGATTCATGCAGCATCCCGTCTATTATTATTCCGTTCTTTACTTTCATAATCAAATACAATTTCTCATATACGTTTTCCTATCAATCATACCGTTTTCTAATTCTTCTACCAAGTCAAAGAATGTATTAGCATAACAAACATGCTCGTCTATCATTATACATATCCCATCAGACGGATAATATTCACATGAAACATTATCATCCCAATCTATATGTTTTTGTGCTTCTTTGGCTATATCATCACAAGCAATCATATACTCTATGTATTTATTAGATGCTTTTCTTATTTTGTCAAATATATTTCCTTTCATGGTTTTCATCTATACACCCATCATCTTTTATCCATTAATTGCTTCATTTAACTTTTCCTCAAACTCCGCAATGATACAATCTGCATCACCGCCATGTACCCAATTGTCCAATACAGACGAAAGAACTTCAACTGCCTTTCTAGATGTTTCGTCAACTGCCATATTGATCGCTTGATTCATTTCCTCTAACGTAAATATGCTCATAATTATTCCTCCTTCTTTTTAAGGCTTATATCAATTTACAACCTATCGACAATTTCCTCCTTAATTATCTCCCTACACAAATTTCTTATCATCTCGTATGATTCTGTACCTTTCCATATTAGTCCCCTTTCTCCTTAATCCGTTCAAGTACATCCCTGTTGGATTCGAGTATATCATCAAAAGACGGGATGTACATCCACATGTCACACTCGTAGCCGTTCCAATCCTCAAATTCAAATCCTCCGTCTGTCGCAACGTATGGCGATCTCCCGGATGAAACAACGATATAGCCACTAACAATCGCTCCATTTGATACCATTCTGCAAAGGACAAGCTTGTTTGGCTCCGGCAACCGTTCATTAACGCTTATCCAAGGAGATTGCTTCGACTGCCATTCGGCACCAGAAATAAAGTCAACAATGCAGTATGGTTCACAATGAAGCTGCCTGTTTCTGCAATCATTGGAATATTTTTTTGCTGCTTCTTCTACTGTCTGTTTCATATCTTTTTTCATAATTCGTCAAACTCTTTTTGTAATTCTTTTATCTTACTATCCAAAGCATACATATAGCACTGAAGGAAATTCTTACCAAAAATTTCTTCCTTTAATGGTACATCATTGTGCATTCTGTTGTATGTAAATATCAATCCACCACCATATTTTATGTTAGAATTTTCAAGTGCCATCTTATGATCTTTGTATTCCTCTATTTTATTGTTGATTTCTATTGCTTTGTTGAATTTATCTTTATCCATATTTCTCCTTTCCATCTATCCTAGCAGCATATACATTGCTATTAGGAATAGATAATAAATTGTTGTTTTACTCATTTCTTTCTTTTGTTATTACATATTGCAATCTCCACACATATCCACAAGGGAATCAAATTCTTCTCGTGAGTATTCAAATCCATTGATTACGATTACCTCGTTACCATTTTGGTCAAAATAAACTCCATCATTCATTTCTGTTCGGTTATGAAGGTTTATTAATTACCAAGTCGCACTCAGGTGCCCATCCTAAAGATTTCGCACCATCCCATACATTGTATAACCATTCATCCACATATCCCTTTTGTGGATTAAAATTAGAATGATGGAGGTTAATTATCTCAACCTCTTTGCCAATCTTAGATTTATCTGGATGATTGGCTATTTTTACTTTTTCTCCAATCCTAAATTTAGCTTCCATTACTTCCGTTTTTTAGTTGGTATATAAATTGGGGATGCTTTCCCTTTATTGTTTTTGTTTATGCCATTCATTTGTTCAACCATCTTTTGATTGAAGATGGTTGAACCAGCAAGACCTTTGATATTCTTTCCCATATTAGTTCCTTTCTATATCATTTTACGGTTTTCTTTTAATTCTTCTTCACTGATATGTGTATTAGAATGATC